CCAAGCAAGAAGCAGAATAGTAAGGAACAGTACAGTTGTTGGGACTGGCACAAACGAAGGAGCTAGGGGTGAAGCATCTTCGGCATATATTCTATATGACGACGTTACAGCCACAAACGAATACAGGCATGCGCCACTTGGCATTAGCTATTTAGATAGCCCGTCAACAACGGCATCCCTAAATTACAAAATACAAGTTTCTGCGTATACTGGGAATACATGGTATGTTAACAGAAGTTATACGTTTCAAAACTCTGGTGATTATAGTTACGATAGCATCCCATTATCAGAAATAACCCTAATGGAGATCGCACAATGAGTACACTCTACGTTGATAATCTCCAGCCTAACTTGGGTAGCCAAGTTGAGATACCGAACCTAAAGCCGTTGGCTGGGTCTGTGGTGCAATTAATTAGCAATCAAAGCACAGCCCATTTTACTTCAAGTGGCGGGGATCAGTCCATGTCTAATGTTCTATCCGCTACTATTACACCTACAAGCACATCTAGTAAGATAAAGATAACTACATGCGGGATATATTACTGCACTAATAGTAATGCCTCTGTAAGCCACCTGTTTAGACTTGTTCGTGACGGTAGTGCTTTGTCAGATTACAACGGATCACAACTTAGCGACACAGCGCAATATCTTCAGTATCGTGCATCTGCTATTAATAATCACATTCCTGTACCTTTTAATTTTACATGGATAAATAGCCCCAGCACAACCTCTGCCACTACTTACACATTGCAAGTACAGGCGGAGACAGCTTCCATGATGTTTTACAAAGGTATGTTTATCATCTTAGAGGAAATCGCACAATGACCAGCATAATCAAAGTCGATACTATTCAGACTGCCGCTGGTAGTGTGCCTAACACAGCAGATTTAGGTTTTGCGCAAGGGAGTGTCATAGAAGAAATTTACGGCATTTGTGACGGACGCACGGTAAATGGAGTTACGTTTGGTGATGTTGATGCTACGCAAACAACAACAACAAGTTATGTTGACATCACAGGGTCAAGCGTAAGTTATACGCCACCAACTGGTGTAGGTACAGTCGTGTATCAGTTTCAATTTAATTTTTATTATGCAGGATACGGTAGCATAACGCACTTTAGGTGTTTCTTGGATAGCACAGAGATAACCTTATTGCGCACAACTTTGGCTGCAAACTACCAGACAGTCAATGAACACGAGCATGTTTTGACTACGTTATCTGTGCCAATCTTAATTGATAGTTCATTGGCGTCCGATGACGTTGCGAATGCAAAGTTAAAATCGTGGACATCGGCAAAAACATTAAAATGGCAAGCGCGAGCGTACAGCACCAGTTATGATGGTGGTTACTTTCATCGAAACCATTGGTGGGATGGCGGTGGCGCATCAGGCGATAGCCTTGTAAGGCAACCTCATGTAACCCTTAAAGCAATAAGGTAACGGAGTTTAAACGATGACAACAATAGCAAACGCATTAAGCGAACTAGGCGTCACAGAGTGGGTACTCCGTGGTGAGCCAACAACAGAAGCGGAGTTCAATGAGATGTTCCGCAAGGTAACTGGCGCAGACGCCAATGGTACAGCAATCGAAAGCAGCAACCCTGATGATTGGGGTACTACATGGGCAACTGTCTCAGGCAAGAAAGACGAACTGATCGCAGCGGAACCCATGCGTTTACTCCGCGCAGAACGTGACCGCCGCTTGGCTGAAACAGATTGGTGGGCCGTGGCAGACCGCACGATGACGTCTGAGCAAACTGTTTACAGACAAGCATTGCGTGACATAACAACAAGCGCCACGTCCTTAGATGATGTTGTGTGGCCCACAAAGCCTTGAGGTAACTAAATGCTGGGTTTCACGCCTCTTGCTTCTGCCCCACTCGCGGATAGCGGCAGTCAGGTTTATGACCTTACCGCGTCTGCTATCACAACAGGTGCGCCAAGCGTAGCCAGCGTTACACTCACGCAGACACATGCTCTAACTGCAACAGCGATTACGGCGGGATCGCCAAGTGTTGCGTCAAGCGCAATAACGCAAACACACACCCTCACTGCAACAGCAATTACGACAGGCACTCCGTCTGTTGCTTCAAGTGCAATCACGCAGACCCACTCATTAGGTGCGAATGGCGTCACAACGGGATCGCCTGTTGTCAATGACTGCACAATGAGTGAGGAAGAAACCTTTAGTACAAGTAGCCTTGAGACGCAAAGCCCCGTCCTTGGCTCTCCCACAATCACTCAGGAGCACGGCCTCACCGCAAGCGCGATTACCGCGCAAAATCCAAACGTAGCAAGCACCGCGTTTACGCAGGGTCACGTATTTACCGCCACGGGCGTCACGGCTGGCGCTCCAAGTGCTGCAAGCACCGCCTTCACCCAAGCACATGCTCTATCAGGAACAGGCGTCACGGCTGGCTCTCCGATACTGGCAAGCACGTCTCTCACGCAGAGCCACACCTTTGCGGCTTCCGCAAATCTTGTCACGGGTGCGCCATCTGTCGGTTCTGCCGCGATGGTGCGGATTGTTGCGCTTTCGCCAACTGGCTTTGTGGCGGGATCGCCCGCGCTTGATAGCCCATCATTTACTCAGAGCCACACATTTACAGCGGCAGCAATTACAACGGGTGCGCCTGTTTTGGGTGAACCGCAAGCGCTTCTAAGCACGCCGCTGACTGCAAATGATGTTACAACACAAGCGCCCGTTGTTGACAGTGTAGACATAGACCAAACACACGTTTTGACAAGCGATGATGTCGTCACTGGAAACCCCGTCACTGAAGCGCCAGCGATTACTCAAACGCACATCTTCGGATCAAACGGCATCACAACAAATGCGCCCGTTGTTGATGATTGTAATATGTCCGAAGAGGAAACTCTAGCAACGGCTGATCTTGTCGCTGGACAGCCAAGCGTGGCGGCGACTGCAATCACACAAGAGCACGTTCTTGGCGGCGCAGACATAGCCACACAAGCGCCAGAGTTGGCTTCTACGCAAATCAATCAGGGCCACGTTCTTACCGCCTCTGACATCACTTCTGCCGCGCCTGTCGTCGATGATCTTACAATGTCCGAAGAGGAAACGCTTGCGGGTGATGATGTCACAACGGGTGCGCCTGTCATTGATAACGTGGTGTTCCTACAAGAGCATGTTCTGGGTGGTGACGGATTTGTGGCTGGCAATCCTGTTGCTGGTTCGCCAAGCATTACTCAAACGCACGTTTTAACGCTTTCTGACGTTACGGCTGGCGCTGTTGAAGTCCAAAGCCCAAGCATTAATCAAACGCACGTTATAACTCCGACAGGTGTTGAAGCGGGTGCGCCTGTGCTTGGCTCCCCAGCAATGCTGGTGAAATATAATTTTGTTGCAAACGATCTAACAAGCTCTGCGCCTGTTGCGGGTCAACCTCCAATAACGCAAGAGCATGTGCTTGGCGCTGACAATGTTTTGGCTGGTGTGATTGTTCTTGATGGGCTGGTCAGATTTGTCTGGGAGGAGCAAGCGATTACAGCGGAAACTTGGACCGATCAAACAACAGGGTCGGAGATTTGGACTGATCAAACGGTAAGTGCGGAAACATGGACGGAAGCCGCATAGTGTGATATTTTGCACAAAAGGAGTTTAGCATGGCTATTTCGATCACTCTCCCGACCGTGGGTGCGTCAACTGACACATGGGGCACCACCCTTAATACGGGTCTTGAAGCCCTTGAAAGCACGTTAAACGGTACTGGCACTGGAAAAGCAAAAATTGAGCCGGATCTCACGGAAGGCTCATGGTCAATTAATGGCACCGCGGTTGCCTCGACGGCGGCTGAATTAAATAAATTAAATACTGCGTCCGTAACTACCGCGGAGCTTGACCTGCTTAACACTGCCGTTAGCAATACAGTCGTAAACTCAAAGGCGGTCATTTATGGGTCAGCGGGTGAAATAGCCAGCGGGGCGCTTACAGCAACAAGCTCTGTTACTGGAACCAGCTTTGAAATTGGAGACTGGAAGATCTACGTTTCCGGTACAGATTTAAAGTTTCAGTACAGTAGCGTTGATGTTTTCAAGCTATCGACTACGGGCGAAGTGACCGCAGAGGGTGACATTACAGCATTTGGAAGTGCATAATGACAATAACGTCCTTAGATAATTTCGGTCATGGCAATACTCCGGTGTCCATGAGCGAATTACGCACCTACTTCGGCGGCACAAACCCCATTTCGCTAAATGGCTCTTTTAACGGCGGTATTGCTTCTGTTCCTGACACTCTCCCCGCTTCTGGCGCGGAAACATCTTTTTCTGACTTTCGCAGTAAAAACCGCATCTTGAAAAAGAAAGGAACTACTCAAGTCGTTGCTTCTGGCACTTCATGGACGCCAGCGCAGTCAGGCTGTGTTCAATATAATGTGTATGTTCTGGGTGGCGGCGGCTCTGGTGGGGGATGCTCTACAAGCAGTGGGCGCGAAAAAGTATCATCTGGCGGTGCCGCTGGGGGCGTAGCTTTTCGCAGATATAGTGCACAAGATGATGGAATTACATCGGCCTCTATCTCAATTGGAAGTGGTGGAGCGGGAATATCCTACCCAAATAGCTCTGACTTTAAAATTACAGGGCGCAACGGCGGGACGACTACATTCAACCCAAATGGAACTGGCGCAACCATTTCTGCAACGGGTGGAAGTAGGGGCTTCGCTAGTCAATTAGGCACGTCAGCGGGGGAAGCAGCAAGTAGCCCTTTAACGGCGGGTTTTGGATATTGTGCCGCATCTTTTGGCGGGACAGGTTCGGGCGGCGAAAGTAATTATACGGGCGGGTATGGCGGCGGTTTTAATATAAGCGACGATGAAGCGGCGGTTTCTGGCGGGGGTTCTCCAAATTTAGGTTCCGGTGGTGTAAACGGCACTTCGATAAGTACATATGGTCAAGCATCAACAGGCACAACGGGGGCACCAACAAAGCCAAGCGAGTGGGGTTCGGATGTCACTGCAACTTTTCAAGGGGGTTCGGGGGTGCAAGATACTGATGCTTCGGCGGGGGCGTCTGACGGGGGCACTAATTATGGCGCTGGGTCTGGTGGTTCTTCTAGTGAAAATGGTGCAGGTTCTACGGGAAATGGCTCGCAAGGCGCAATCTTTGTAACTTATTACGAGTTAAACTCATGACACTTTTAGCTTTGGACATCCCCGCGGGGTTTTACCGCAACGGCACAGACCTTGAACAGTCAAACCGCTGGCGCGATGGCAGCTTGGTGCGTTGGCGTGATGGCAGCTTGCGCCCCGTAAAGGGATGGAGCGAGCGCAAAACGTCATTTAGTACAAACACCATTCGCGGAATGCATGCGTGGGAAAGTTTAGACGGATCTGTATATCTTGCTGGAGGATCGTACAACGAGCTTGTGGCAATGGTTGGCAGCAACACGCTCTACGATATTACGCCTTCCGACTTAAACTCAGGCTTGGAAAGGGCTTCCATAATTACCGGCTACGGATACGGCGATTATGGCGCAGAAGATTATGGAAATGAGCGTGAAGACTACGGAAACTACTCAGAAGCGGCAGTGTGGTCGCTAGACAACTTTGGGGAATACTTAGTCGCGTGCAGCGCCAAGGTGGCCGGCAATGGAGATGGACGGCTTCTTGAGTGGCAGCTTGGTGCCAGTGCTGAGGCGGCAGCAATCAGCAATGCGCCGATAGATTGCCTTGGCCTAGTTGTAACGGAAGAGCGTTTTTTATTTGCTCTTGGCGGCAGGTTTCCGGCGGAAAGCTACGCAAACCCGCGCAAAGTATACTGGTGTGACCAAGAGGACAATACGACGTGGACCGCGGCCACCACAAACCAAGCGGGCAGTCAGGAGCTTCAGACAAGCGGAATGATAATGCAGGGCTTACGGACGCGCGGCCAGACGTTAATCATTACAGACATAGACGCCCACGTCGCTCGCTTTGTTGGCAGCCCGTTTATCTTTGGATTTGAAAGGGTAGGCACCGCATGCGGCGCCATATCGCGCAAAGCCGCAGTCGATGTTGATATGGGTGCCTTTTGGATGGGTCAGAGAGGGTTCTTTACATTCCAAGGAAACACCGTGCAGCAACTGCCGTGCGCCGTGCACGACTACGTGTTTGATGACTTTGAAAGAAGTCAGCAAAGCCAGATATGGGCATGGTCAAATGTTGAGTATGGAGAGATTTGGTGGTTCTATCCGTCTTCAAATAGCCAAGAAGTAGATCGTTATGTGGCATACAACTATAACGATAATTATTGGATAACTGGAAACCTGTCCAGAACGGCTGGCGTTCCCCGCGGCGTTTTTAAACACCCGCTCTTAATAGCAACGAATAAAACTGTATACGAGCATGAAAGCAGCCTCAGTTATGACGGCGCAGACGTTTTTGCTGAGACTGGCCCAATCTCCTTGGGCAACGGCGACCAGACAATGAACGTCATGCAGCTTATACCGGACGAAAAAACTCAGGGCGAAGTCAGTCTAAAATTCAAGACGAGGTTTTATCCAAACGACACCGAAACAACGCATGGCCCGTATACACCAGTTAACCCAACCGGCGTGCGTTTTGCTGGTCGTCAATTCCGCATGCGTGTAGACGGCACCGCGGGTAAAGATTGGCGCGTAGGTAACATGCGTGTCGATGCGTTCCCCGCAGGTAAACGATAATGCCTATACCCGCCCTACCTCCAATTGGCCCTGACTTACGCCAATGGGGCAGACAGATTTCTTTGTACCTGCAAAGAAACTTAGCCAAGCTGTCTTTTAAAACGGCGGACGATAACCCGTCGGAAAACGGCGTGATCTTGTGGGACGATGTGAACGGGTATCCCGTTGTGTCAAAGAATAATGAGTTTGTGCAAATCGTCTTAGAAGACGGACACGCAAACTTTATCAAAACGTCTGATGTCGTGCCGGTAGCTGCAAACACAGCATATAAGCTGACTTACGATGCCCCCACCGGCAATGTTGGAATAACACAAGGGACGCCGGCGTCAAGGATAGTTTTTGAGGAAGCCGGCGAATATCTGATTTCTTTTTCGGCGCAGATTTCTTCGACGTCTGCGAGCACCGTGCACTTCTATTTCTGGCCAAGCATTGATGGAACAGACGTCGCTAACAGCGCAATGACTACGGCGCTGCATCAGAACAACGCGACGCTTGTTGTTTCACGCGCTCAGATCTTCACAGTAACGGCCGGCCAATATCTCGAAGTAAACTACATGATGGATAGCACAGACGGCTTCCTTAACTACACGGCGGCGTCGTCGCCCGTGCCGGCATTACCTGCCTCTACGCTTTCGATTACTAGGGTTCACGGATGATTGATAATGTTGTACAATTGCGAGCAAAGCCACGGATCACCGTGCTGCCCGTTGTTGACGAACCTGAGAGGGTACTGGTAAAGGCACTGCCATTACTACTCCCCGCGATTGGGGTGAACGAGCGCAACGCCAGTAAAGAGGATGTCGTTGGAGATATTATGAGTGGGCTGTCCTTACTTTGGACTGTCCACATGGAGGACACGCTGGTTGCCGCGTTCATAACGAGCGTCGTGAAGCACCCTCAAAGAAACACCTTACTGCTAGAATACGTGGGCGGCATGGACATGAAATTATGGATTGAGGACGCGGTGCGTATCTTGAGGGAATTTGCAAAAGCCGGAAAGCTCGACGCGATTGAAGCGGACGGGCGTATTGGCTTTTCGAGGATCGCCAAGAAAGCGGGCTTTAAAGAAATGTATAGACACTTCGAGGCGGAGGTTTAGAGATGGGTAGTAAGACTACAACAAAACAAGAAATGGACCCGATCCAGAAGGAGTTCATTACAGAAACGCTCATCCCCTTTGCAAAAAACATAGCGGAAACTCCTTTCGAGCAATACACGGGCGAGTTTGTCCAGCCGTTTGACCCACTGCAAGAAACTGCATACGGCGGCTACGGCGCTCTTACATTACCCAGCGAGTTAACTGAAGCCGCGGACATATACCGCAGATTTGCCACTGAGACGCCAGAGCAACGCGCCGCAGATCTTAATGCGTATACACAACAGTATACACAAAACATCATTGACCCAACTATGGCGCGCATGGAGCGGCAGCGTGAAGAGCGGATGGTGGATCTCGCGCAGCGCCGCGGTAAAGGAT